ATTTGCAAACGCCTTTGTTTAAACTTTAAGTTGTGTAGTATTAAGGGAAAGGGAGTCGTTGTGAAACACCTTCCTTTCCGCGAATCAGTAGCCGTTTTGCGGTTCTCTGTCACCGCATTTCTTCCTCTCACACCGTTTAAGCGCCAGTTCCAGTTTCAGGTCAGAATTAGTCTCCTTCAGTGTAAACAATTCATCCTGCACCTTACGGAGCCGGTCTGTCTGCTCCACAAATCGCTGTTCCTTCTCCGAAAGCTGCTTCTGCAGGAACTCGTTGTACTCCCGTAATGCCTTGAACTCCTCGGCATCAGCATGCGCGTCCTCAATACGCGCGTTGGTCTTACGGGACATCCACCACTTGATAAGCTGCTTTATGCCCTCGATACCACCGAGGGCGGTCATCAACATAATCCAATCATTCACTCCCATTCCTTCAAGTCTAACAGTTGATACAAATTATAAACACTCCCACATAAGCACAAGCAAACGCAGCCAACTCTGCCCAGAACAGCCATTTCCGGTATTTCAATATGAAAAGTCCGGCAATCGGGAATGCAATGGTCGGCAGATACCACATCCCGGCAAAACATACCCAGAGAATTGTGGCCAACCCCGAGGCGACAGTACCCACATAGTGAACTTTACTTTGGAACTCCTCTTTGAACAGCGGTGCCGTCCCTACGAACATCAGCCCTCCACAAGCCAGGAAAGCAAGAAACTGAAAGCTCTCATTGGAGCAATCAATCCATACCGGCATAAGCAGCATGGCAGGAACAATCATAGCTATCTGGAACAGCCATGCCGGACGATTCCGCTTCTTCAACTGATAGTAGGTATCAGACAAGCTCCAAGGCACTCCGCACACTCTCACCGCATACATTATGTACATAGTGAGCAAAAACAGCGACATAAAATATAAGTAAATCATAAGCCATCAATTTAAAGGTTGAACACTAATTTTTCAGGATAACCGGAAGTGTAATCATACGCTCCGACCTCCTCTTTCGTAGCAAGTCCCATAACCGCGGCCAGATGTTCCTGCGTGGCATTATAGCATTCCAGGGCATACAGTTCCAGTGCGGCCAGCATCTGCAAGGCAAGAGGAATGGGGATTACATACTTCACGGTATCATACCACAGTACGGTTGTCTCCTTGCCCGCAGCCTGCTCGATAGTGATTGAGTTTGCCAGTCCTACCCGCGTATCCTTGTCAAGCCACATCCGCTTGCCGCCAAACGTAAAGGAATTCACGACATCGGATCCATCGTAAACAGCAATTTCATTGACCTTCGCGCTCTTCACACCCTCCAAAGTCGGTTCATAGGGAGGGGTTAATTCACATTCGAGAATTTCCTTTGCAGACGCTGCCGGATGGGCTTCGTAAAATGCTTCCTGTTCCGCATTCAACGGTACCCAGGCTCCATCCAGGTAATCCTCATAGATTGTACCCACTTCATAGTTTTCGTCCAGTTCAAAATCAAGACGGACAACTTTCTCCTCGGAATAAATATGTATATATTGCATTGTTGTTAAAGTCTATTTTTATTCATTATGATAAACCGGTAATTCGCTCTAATACCTAATGATGTAAGCGGTGCCGTATTTATTTCAGTAAATGAGCCCAGATAATCCGAAGATTTGAACATACGATACGGAGAAGAACTTTCCTGTGCTATCGCATACTTTCCGTCAGACGACAGCCCCAAAGCAAAGCTATTGCCAATAACGGAATGCTTCAATGCCCAGGTTTTTCCGTAATCGGCGGATATACGTGCACCGGAATAAGAGTACCCTCCCTCTATAACCATATATTTCCCGTCATAGGATACAGCCAATGTACGGGCAGAGAAACTCGAATCGGTAATTTTAGTCCACGTCTTCCCATAATCCCCGGAATAATAGGCATAGTATGACTTTGATGAACTCTCCCTGTTGCAGCAACACAACATGTATTTGCCGTCACCGGAAATGGCAATCTTTGTGATAGGCCCCCTGAATATTTCACTGCTGAAAGTTTCTCCATAATCGGAAGATATAAACAGCTCATGGGTAGTATAATAGGGAGAATTTGACGCATATGCCACTACGTATCTGCCGGAATGGGACATTTCCACCCCCATGAGAGGCACGGTATTGTCTTTTAATCCATTGGAGACCCGCCATGTCTTCCCATAATCCCCGGAAAGCATCAAATCATATTTGTTATTGCTATTCTGACACACAATAGCGACCAGATTCCCCCTGCCGTTGCAGGCTATCGAGTACACGGAATAGCAATTATCAGGCTTGAAAGGTTCTGCCGTCTCCAGAAAATCCGTAGAACGCAATAATCCCACATTTGCCATATAGCACGAGCAATAGATATGCCTGCCGTCTCCGGACATGGCAATCCTCGTTCTATCGTTGCTGAAAAAGTATTCGTTTACATTAGGAAGGTCGGAAGGTTGTCTTCTGGTCCATGTCATTCCACAATCCTTGGAAATATCTATTAAGGCTCTACTGTCGGAGAATGCAATCACATACTGACCGTCCTTTATATTATTGCTTCGTCTTTTTAATACACTCATAAACCTTAGTCCCTTGTTTTTACGGATATTGAATAGGCGCCAGCGGCATAGCACCAGATACTAATCTCAAAGATATCTCCAGCGGAAACACTGATTGAAGTACCGGACATCGAAGTGAACGCGCCGGTATTGGGTATCGGCTGTGTGAATGCCGCCGATGCGACGCAGCGGATATACAAGTCATTGCCCACTGACATTCCGGAAGCAAGGCTGATGTTCGTGGCAGAACCCAACCTTGCAGTGATACTTCTCTTGGAAATTGGCAGGGAGGCCAGTGTCGTGACCGTATTCGCACCGGTGACTGTCGGGTCACCGACACCTTGCGGCCCTTGTGGTCCTTGCGCACCAGTCGCCCCTTTAGGTCCAGTAGCTCCGGTAGTACCCGTAGCGCCTTTTGCTCCGGTAGCACCCTTCAGGTTCTTGAAAGCAAAGGAAAAGGTTCTGGCCAATGCGGTACCACCGAGAGAAACGGTCACGGAGGGCGTACCGATGTTGGCGTCAACCGTAGCAGTAGCACCGGTAATACTGGCACTTGCACCTGCTGCACCCGTGGCACCAGTAGCACCGGTAGCGCCTTTTGCACCCGTATCACCTTTGTCTCCTTTATCGCCCTTTGGACCTTGTATTCCTTGTGCACCAGTGGCGCCTTTTGCACCAGCAGGACCGGTAGCACCAGTATCACCTTTTACTCCTTGCGGTCCTGTGGCACCGGTATCACCTTTCATGCCCTGTGGACCTTGTACGCCTTGAGGACCTTGCGCTCCCGTATCCCCCTTCTCGCCTTTATCGCCCTTTGGACCTTGCAATTGTCCTTGACTTTGCCAATCACCGTTATACCAAGCATAATATGTATAAGGCAATGCAGTTCCAACGGAATAGAAACCAGTGATGTTTGCCCCGTCAGGTACAGCAGTCTTTAAGGCATCAAGCGTATCGTAACGTCCAAGAAGGGTGAATGTATCTCCCGGCTTGCCTTTCACATAGATATCCGTCTTAACGTATTCTTTAGCGCTCTTATCCCATTGGTATACATAGTGGTCTGCACCGATGTAGGTAGGATGTTCTGCCGTATCAGTAGCATTCGCAGTAGCCGTCTCCGATTCCTGCTTGAGGGCAGCAAATTCAGTGACACGGGTACTTTCAGCATTTACGCGTCCGGTTTCGGCTGTTTGGCGGTTAGTTTCCGCACTATTACGTGTATCCTCAGCAGTGCTTCGGGCATTCTCAGCAGTAACGCGCTTACCTTCTGCTGTAGCACGACCGGTTTCAGCATTGACACGACCCGTTTCGGCTGTCTGTCGGGTTGACTCTGCGTTGGCCCGCACTGTCTCAGCATTTTTACGTTCCTCCTCGGCGCTGACACGTTTACCTTCGGCAGTAACACGGCCGGTTTCGGCAGTTGCCCGTCCGGTCTCAGACGTCTGTCGGACCGCTTCAGCTTTGCCTCGCTCTGTCTCTACCGTTTTCCTGAGACCTTCGGCTGTCACACGTTCCTTTTCGGCATTGATACGCGTAGTTTCAGCAGATGCGCGGGTACTTTCAGATGAAGCACGCTTTGTCTCAGCCGTTTCACGGGATTTCTCAGCTTCCTTGCGTGCGTTCTCCACTATGACACGCTCCGCTTCGGCTTTGCGCACTTCCTCAGCAGCTTCCTCAGCAGGGGCAGACAGCAACTCAAGCGGTGCCTCGACCACCGATTCTTCCATACCGGCAAGACGGAGGGCGGGCAGGCTCACGATATCGGCCAGCGAATCGACAATCTCCACATCGCCCACACCTTGGGAGCCGACAAGAAGGGCTTTCTTCACCTCCTCTACAAGCTGGTTGAACTGATTTGATTCCAATACCATAATTTTCAGAATTGATTTAAGATGGCTGGATGACGTTCAGTTGGTTAATTACCGCACGTTTCACGGCAGCTATGAGCCGCGAGTTCTTCACCACAAGTTCAAGAGCCTTGCAATACTGTTCCGGGATTTCCACCGCATCTTTCGAGTAGTAGATTTCCCGTGCCAGGTCTTCAAAGCCTATATCCAGAAGGATACTTCCGTTGTACATCATTTCATTGCCGACCGTTTCGGCTACGTCGAAGGTCTGCTTGGCGCCTTCGAATGAGGTCTGGGCCTCGATTTTCTTAAAGTTGATTTTCATACTTTCTATTTTAATTATTCTATATACTCATCCATGACAGATACCAATTCCCCAAAACCCGTTTTATCACATGCCATTCACGCCCGTTGATATTCGTCCTGGAAGAGTTCGCGAACGTACCGGAAGGAAAACTGATGGTATTCCCGTTCGGCATTATCCATATCTCATGCCCGTCAGAAGAGGACGGAAGGGATATAGTACAGTTGCCGTAAAAAAGCAGTGTGTGGTCGGTCGCCTTAATGCTGTACCTTGTAACCGAAGAGAGTATCACGTCAGTATTCCGGTATACACCTTGCGTCTTCAGCGGCCCGGCAATTTCCAGAGTCCCGGAGGACGGAGCATACATCTTCCCCACTATCACATCACCACCGAAATAGCTCTCGCCGGAAGATACGTGTATGGCCCTATTGCGCCCCGGAATGGTTGCAGAGATGGTTACCACCCCTTTGACTGTGCCCGCTTCCATAGTCTGGTAGGGCCTTATCAGGATGCTATTGGCTCCTCCGTCCGACGCTATCGCATGCAGATAGTAGCTCTTGCTGAGTTCGAATTGCGTAGTGCTATCTGTAAGGTCGGTCACGAACGCTCTCGAGTTGGTGGATATACCGTTACCATGCAGATACAGATAGTCACCTATCCGGCCGCTGGAGGCGTTTATCTTTCCGTTTACGGTGATGCCGTTCAATATGGCGTTGGCACCGGAAATATTTCCTTTCAACGTAAGATTATTGGCTGTGATATCGTTAAGCGTGGCATTGGCACCGGATATGGTACCTTTCAGGGTAAGGTTGTTCGCGGTGATATCGTTCAAGACAGCATCCCTGCCCGTTATACTCCCTTTCAAGGTAAGATTATTGGCGGTGATATCATTCAGTGTAGCCCCCGCCCCGGTAATGTTGCCCTTCAACGTAAGGTTATTGGCAGTAATGTCGTTCAGGATGGCGTCAATACCTGAGATATTGCCTTTTAATGTCAGATTATTAGCTGTGATGCCGTTCAGCGTAGCATCCGTGCCCGTTATGCTGCCCTTTAGAGTCAGGTTGTTTGCCGTGATGTCGTTCATCGTCACACGCCCGTTTGTATCGACCACGAAACTGCCGTTGATGATGGTCTTTCCCATAAAGTTTATCCGGTCAGCCTCGATTGTAGCATTGGATATCAGCCTGCCCGCTTCGCCTTCGGTGATGAACGCGCTGATTTGAGCACGCCTGACGATATCACCGTTGGGGTCGACCTTTTCCGCAAACATGGTGGCGATATTGCTCTCCGTCACTAAACCGGCTTTGTCGATATTGGTAATGTTACCTTTGGAATCGAAGGTTATCTTCTGCACGAACTGGTCTATACGGCTGGCCGTCTGGCTGATGGCTGAGGTATGCTGTTCCACGGTACCCTTCAGGCTGTTTGTGGCGGTCACCATACTTTCTATCTTCTCGGCAGTCACATGAAAGCTGCCTGCATGGGCGAACAGCTTGCCGTCCAGGTCAGAGACGGACGCACTGAAGTCTGCACGAAGACCGCGGGCCGATATGTCAATAGCAGACTTATATGCTTCGGTGATTCCAGTCTCAAGGCCTACAAGACCGGACGTGAATTCAGCTTTCAGACCACGGGCGGAGATGTCGATAGCAGAGGTGTATTCTTGCGTTATACGACTCTCAGTATTCGTCAGGTCCTCCGTGAACTTCGCTTCAAGGTTGCGCGCGGTAAGCAGGAATTCACTGTGATACTCTTCAAGCTTGCCTGCCGTGCTTCTGATTTCGTCAAGGTTCGCCTGAATCTTCTTGTCTGTAAGTTCAAAACGCATATTGAATTCCTCGCGCAAGTCAGCAAGAGCATCATCGGTTAGCGTAAGTGCATACAAGTACATGTCACCGGTAAAAGACATGTGGAAATCACCGGTTCCGTTCCACTTACCGGTTATCTCCATCTGTTTGAATTCAGTACTGGGATATAGGTCCTTAGAAAAGGAAATCGGGGTGTATTCCTCAAAACCTTCTTTGTTCTCGTTCTTGAAATGGAAGGCAAGAGTGCCGGGGCGCTTCACCAGATACTTGAAAGAGATAGTGAACTGCCGGGGGCGTTTGAGTTCGTCGAAGGTCTCAAAATCCGGATGGCGGTAAAAGTCTGAGTTGACCTGCTCGATATAGCTGTTCTTAAGGCGTAGCACATTCTTTGCGCGTTCGCTTACTATATCGGCGAAAGATTCCTTGTTCGCATAGAAGTTACTGTTGAAGTACAGCAGCCGACCGTCAACTCGGAAGATGCGTATGTTGCTGCTACCGGTCCAGTACTGCATGTCAGCGGCAAAAGACGCATTGTTAAGGTAGTTGTTCAGGGCATTGATTTCATCACGCACGGATGAGATTTCAGACTTGATAAGTCCTTCAATGACAGTGAACATTGTCAGGATGTCCTCACCGGCCATCGTAAGGAATCGCCCTTTGATTTCTACTCCACCTTCCGGAGTGTACTTGATGTAAGTGCTTTCATCACGGGCACCGATATAGGAAGTACCGTACACCTTCATGTAGGCGTGCCCGGTGGATTTGTCAACACCGAAGGAGATTACATCTTTCTCCGTTAGGTTGAAGTCGTCAATGCCGGTGTAGAAAGTAATGGACGGGGATGTCTCGTTGGTAGACGATAGCACGATTGCGCTTTGAAGGTCTACATCTGTACGGTGCCCCAATCCTATAATATCATCACCTGCTTGTGGAGCATCGCTACCTTCATCACAGATGGTCTTGGATAAGTCAATATAGTCACGTCCCACAGCCATGACCTCACGCCAATAGTAGCGGTTGGAGGCGTTCAGGGTAGTCCCTTCGACGATGTTGCACTCCTTTGCTTGCGCCAGCGAGCCTACACTAAATTCGTTGGCTATCGCTTCACCTTCCTGCTCGGCAAGGAAATAGCAGCGGTAGGCATCTTCCAGTTCCTCCACGCGGATGCACTTCATACCGGCATGGGTGATTATCTGTTCACCGCCTACATGGGTGGCTTTCTTAACCTGCAGTTCTTCAAAGACGGCCTTTATCTTCACATACAGACGGTCAACGACAGCTTGGGAAGTACCGTCTTCACGGACGGTAATACCACTGCCATTCTTGCCAATCAAAAGGCCTTTTAAGAATGTGATAACCTCCTCCGCTACGTCGCTTGCATCCTTTCTCAAGAACATTCTTAGGGTACGTAAAGCAGAGAATACATTGAAGTTGCTTGCGGCCGTAGCGTCGTTGGTCTTGATGACATAGATGTTGCTTCCTCCCGAACCGGTGAAGGTCTGTCCCTTAAAAGTCAACTCTTCGACTTGCGTTTCAATATCGGAAAGGCGGGAATAGGCGGTGCTTTCGCCAATCGTATACTGCGGGGAATCGTAAGGCTTGTCGAGGTTGATTTCAAAGCCGATGACACGGGACAAGCGCCCGTCCTTGAAGTAGGCAGGATTGACAAGGTTGATGCGCTGTCCTATGTCAAAGCTGTGATTTATTGGGTCTTTGTGTACCCAGATGGAGTTGAGCGTAGCCGTATAGGTGCCGTCGTCGATGCAGGTCTTTGCCACGTACTTCTTTGCAGTGGCAAGCAGTTCCTCTTCGGCAGCAGCCACCAGCCCAAGTTCGGTTATCTTCTCGGCATTCCAACCAGACAGTACATACTTGTCACCTTTTGAAGGGAACAACACTTCATCCGGCAAGGAACGGCCGTAGTCTTCATTCTGTACAATCTCCCAAAGCTGGGCATCAGGATTCCATGTGCCGTCGTCGTTCTTTTCGGTCAAACCAAGAGGATTAAAAGCTACGCCGAACTCCATGCCGTTGAGCTTACCGGACTCGAACTTGATTTTGAGTTCCTGACCCTCAAGAATGTATTCCTTCGAGAAGCTTATTCCGGTATCAGTAAAACGGTAGAAGGTAGCTTTAGTATTCGTGCCATCCTCGTTGTTCACCTCACTTTCATAAGAGCTTACATCGGTAATCTCCCCTACCCGCTTCGGATATATGTCGTCGAATACAACAACTGCTTCGATAGCTTCCAAATCGCTCAACCCCTCGCGGGCGTCTACGTATGGAGTACCTGCCGGAAGCATAAGGCGCTTCTGAACGATGCCATTAACGACGGCACTCTGGTCTATCGGGCGATAGTTGGTAGGGATGTTGCGCGTTGAACCGAACGCATAGATTCTTGTGGCATAAGTACCTTTGCTGTCGCTTCTACTGATGTCTTTAGCCTCCTTCCCAAGCTCAATCGTGACGGCATCCGAGAACTCACAGCGTCCGAAGTTGATTACATGGTCCGTTACCCAACAGTCACAGCCCCATTTCTCTGCCATGCTAAACATGGCGTCAATGAGGTTCATGTTCTCATAAGTCATCAGCTTTGATGAGTTCTCTACACTGCTGTCAATGGAAAACGTGAAATCCTTTCCTCCATAAGTATAACCAAGAGCTTTCAAATTGCGAAGGAATACACCCATCTGGACATCCAGTGAAGCGGTAAGGGACCAGGACGCTTCCAGTCCTCCGTACTCCGGGGTGTACTTGAATATCTTTGTTTTCCACTTGAAATAGTAAGCGTCAAAACGAAGTTCATAGGAGTAGCCTCCGTTCTTGTAGGTCGGATAGGGAATATCTACAATCTGATAGATTTTTGCCAATTTACCGCCCATGGAGGCATCGAGTACCCCACGCAAGTCAACGTAATCACCTACTTGGAAATCGACTGGGGACAGAGTATTAAAAGGTAGTACGACATAGTCCTCTTTCATTAAAGAGAACTTGCCTTTTGCACCGGGATTGATACCAGTTGAAAAGCGGGTATTGCCTTGTATGTCCTTAATATCTATCATGTAAACAAAGGTCGGACATAAAAAAAAGAAGCCCTAAAAATTAGAGCTTCCATACACGACAATGAATTTAATGTCGTAAATTTCTAGCCTACAACACGGTTAGATGGATTGTACTCACAGAATTTGGCTGATATTTTCCCAAATGTCCGGTCTAAGCTTTGGGCATAAGAAACGCTCTTTCCTAAATATAGCAAATGATAAATATCACTACTGTTCTCAGGAATCTGAATATCAATTTTACCTTTGTAAAGTTCTTCATAAAAAGCTGTTTTCTTTGCCTGATAATCGGCAGGAGAATCACCTTCTACTGTAAAAACAAGAGTTAACTCACGCTCATCAAGCTTGGGGTTATCCATAAGAACTTGTTTCCCATGTTCCAAGCGTGATTTATTCTCTATAAACTCTTTCAGAGGTACCGGTGCTCCCAGTACATCAAGAAAGTTATCTCCCATTCTAACACCCCACTCTTTTAGGGCTTCTCTTCCGTTTATTATTAATTCTGCCATAACTATTATAGATTCTTTATATCCTGCTTGATATCATTTGTATTATCGAGTATTCGCGGACTATTTTTGGCAAGAATAACAGAGTTTTCAAGTATATCTCTACGGTCCATGTTACCTTCTACTTGGAATGTTCTCATTTCATCTACGATTCTTTCCATATTGGAGACTTTATCGGTCAACGTTCGTAGGTCATCAGTTGGAAAGACAATATTTATGTGTTGCTGATAGCTATTTGCTATCACTTCCTTATTTCTATTTGCGATGTCAGAACTCCCGGACATCAATATAGGAATATCTTCACTACTAAGATTAAGCAATGACAATTTGTTATTAATGGATGACAACAAATCGGTCTGTTGAACAGTTTCCGCTCTAATTCCTTCACTGCTCTCATATATGGCAGTAGCTCTTCCGCTAATCTCCTCTCCGGTATCTTGCGACACAGTTTCATACCCTTTGGAAGATGCCTGCTGTGAAAACATGGTTCCAAAGAACTGGTTGATGGCATCCACTTCCTTCTTCATGTCATCAGCCATTGTCTGTTTCATGGAATCAAGCAGCTGCTTTTCTTCGGAAGTCAGGTTGTCGTCTCCCATGGCTTTTTGCCATTCATTGTACCACCTCTGCATCTGGGGCTTGAAGTTCTCTACGTACATAGCCTTTATAAGAGCCTTACGCATATATTCTCCCATGTCATCAGAAATTTCTTCCGCTGTAGCCTCTATATCGTACAAGGAATTCAGGATGCCATCAGAAAAGGACTCCCATTCCTGCTCAGCTTCATTACGGGCGTTCTCCGCTTCTTGAGCGGCTTCTTCCGCACGATTGATAGCACCTGTGTCAAGAGACGGGAACAAAGCGTTGGCAGCATCCACTATGTCAACACCGGCTTTCTGAATCTCGGCTATCATTTCGTCCAGTGTCTTACGCTCGGCGGTATCTATGGCACCGTCCTTCATAAACTCGGTATATTGGTCATACCAAGCCTGAATCTGAGGTTGGAGCTGGGCGGAAAACATGGAATCAACCAAAGCATTACGCATAAACTTATAGATATTGTCGGCCACATCCTCGGCGGTAGCTTCTGCGTCATAGAGCACACTCCTGATACTGTCGGAGAAAGAATCGAACGCCTTCCTTACCTCCTCGCCAGAGTCTTTCCAAACATCGCTGATTTCTCCGGCAGCATCGGCAACCTCCTTGCTCAATTCGTCAATGTCATTCTTGATATTGGCACGTTCTTCATCGGTTACAAGTCCATCCTCCGAGTATTCCTTCCATTTCTCCCAGATAGCTTTGATACGTGGTTCATATTGCTCGACATACATGGCTTCGATAAGTTCCTTGCGCATGGATTCGGAGATATTCTTGGCAACGGCTTCGGCTGTTACCTCGGCATTGGTAAGAGAGTTCAATATGCCATCGGAGAAGGACTTGAATTCCTCTTCAAGTTCCTTCTTCATGTTACTCTCGGTAATCCCAAGAGTATCAGAAAGAATGTCTTTGGCGGCTACGATGTCATTAGCCAACTTTTCAGCTTCGCTTCTCAGTGTATTACGTTCAGCATCGGTTATATCGCCGTCAGACATGGCTTTCTGAACCCGTTTATAAAACTCTTCTATCTGTGGTTGGAAGGTATCGGAAAACATCCTCTCAACCATTTGTTGACGGATGTACTCGAAGATATTGTCTGTTATGTCTTCGGCGGTGGCTTCGATGGAAGACATGGCAGACTTGACGTTATCAACAAACGGCTGCAGGTCTTCGGCGTCCTTCAGTTTGTCTGTGAAGATGCTGTTCACACCCTCAACACCTTTCATCATCTGCTCAATGTATCGGTCAACCTGAGAACCGAGCTGTACCATGTCACTCTCGGACAATCCGTCTTGGGAAAGTTCTTCAAAAGTCTTGTACAACTCTTCCATCCTGCCCTTGTATTCTTTCTCGTACAAAGCCTTTATCATTGCCTGACGGAAGTAATCATAGATATTATCAGAAACATCCTTGGCCGTCACATCAAGGGAAGTAAGAGAACTCTGCATACTACCGATGAAATCCTCATAGTTATCCGTGCTACTGTCGGTATCCTCTTTGGTCCATCCGAAAATTTCCGCAAGCTTGTCACGTTCGGCAAGTGCGGAACCGGCAATTGCGTCATACTGCTTCCGAAGAGCCTCCATCTCCTCCTTCGTAATGCCTCCTTGGTCTTTATTGGCCTGGGCAAAGGCATCGTACCACGTTTGAAGGTCCTCGGTAAATTTGTTGCCTACCATTGTGGTAAGCACAGCACGCTGCATATATCCGCTGAAACTGTCAGAAAAGTCTTTCGCGGAACTGCCCATATCCATGAGGGTATCCACAAAACTGTCGAAAACGCTATCGAACGTTGTCTGTGTCAGTTGTTCACTAATCTGGTTCTGAATATCCTCAATCCTTTCCTCTCCATCTATAATGCCGTTCAAATATTCTTGCACGTCACCGTCCATCTTCGCCCAGAAGGCAGGAGCTTCGGATTTAAGCTTCTCCAGCTGTTCTGTGGTCAGGTCAAACAACCCCGTCATTCTTCCGGTGCCGATAAACTCCTTGGCAGCTTGGACAGACATATCAAGCGCGCTGGCGATGTCCTGCCATTCACCTGAAGAGGTATTCTTTACCATGCGCTTGCCGATGGAATGGGAACCGACAGACGCACCGGAATTAAGACGTTCTTTTCCCAGTAGGCGATATGCCTCAATTTGCTTTTCAACAAGGCCAAGCGCCTCTTCTCCTACCTTGTCTGCCTCCATGCCGTAGGAAATGCTGATGTATTCCTGCTTCTTGTCTATCAGTTCATCCCATATCTCATTGAGCCTGGTGTACTCCTCAACCATCTCGTTATAGTGGGAATAATCGGCACCGAACATCCCGTCCAATGCGGACACTACAGAGGAAATTCCAGAAACCGCACTCATTGCGCCTCCGACAATATCACCCGACATGATTTGCCCGACCCCGGATGCCGTTTGTCCTAAGCCGCCAAGCGCATCAATGGCACTTGTTATCTTACTGTCGTCAAATCCGAATATGTCGGCGATACTTGAGCCAAACTCATTCAATGCAGGGGCAAAAGACGTCACAGTATTTCCTATATCGGTGATTCCTTGACCGATTTTCTTGGAATCGTTACCACCCTTTTTTATGGCTTCTATCCCTTTCTCCAAGTCAGAGACGAAAGCCTGCCACGGTGATTTGCCTTTCAGCTCATCCTTTAGCCCTCTGATTGCATCTGTTATGTCCTTTATGGAGATTTCACCCTTTTCTATCTTTTCAATGTCCTTATCAGTGAATCCGAGTGCTTTCAATTCGTCAAGTGTAACATTCGTTCCGTCACTTTCCTTTGTACCAGACATGTACTTGACAAGTGTTTCATACTTATCAATGATGGACTGAATAGCGGAAACGGACTTATTGCTGGTATCTTCAAAGAGGTCTGCCATCGCCTTTGTGGAGTGACCGAACTGTTCATCAAGCTGTTCAAGAGCCTTGTTCTTTTGGGCTACCTTGGAAGCGTACTCCGGGCTGTCGGTTTGCAGTTTGACTATCTCGTCATTGTATTTCTGTACAAGGTTCTTGCGCTTCTCCTGATAGTTTCCGTACTCAATGAAGTATTCCTGCCATGCTTTTTTGTCGGCTTCAAGTTTGGCTTTACTTGTTGAATCAATATCGCTTTCTCTTTTTTTAGCGGCATTAGAAGCCCATGTGCCAAGTTTCTCCTCTTGTTTATCTGTCAGTTTTCCACCTTGCTCCGTTTCCCAATCCTTGCGCTGTTTTTTAATAGCATCCAGTTCTTTTCGATAGTCCAAGTCAATCTGAGCCAGCTTCTTTTCAGTACCATCCTCCATGAGGTTGATTTCATCCTGCTGGTTTTTCCGACGAATGGAAAGGAGTTGTTCGGCAAGCAGTTCTTGCTGTTTGAGTTGCTTGGCGGCTTCTTTCTTGGCTTGATTTTCCTGCTTAGTCAACGAGCTTCCAGTAATTCCTCCTAAGTCTTTATATTTCTTTTCGGCAGCTTCCATCTTGCCTTTGGCATCTTTCACCTGCTCCGATGTAGCTTCTTGGTCTTTAAGTAATACTTCATAACCTTTCTTTGCCTTTTCCCAATCGGCTTTAGCTGCTGCAAGGTCTTGTTGGTAAGTAGTCTTATTCTTTTCGGTTTCAATACGGGTTTGTTTTGTTGATTTAGCCGTATCTATAAGATTTTTAATGTCTTTTACCTCATAAATTGCTTCATCAGACAAAGAACCTTCCACGTCAATTGGAAGTTTCATCTTTACTTTTCCATTCCCATCTTTTCCTTTGATTCGTTTTTCAAGTTCAGAAATATATTCGTCAAACTTGCTAATATCAACATCTTTCAAGCTTGATATGAATTGCTCTGATATACCCTTTCCTCTCTCAACAAGAAATTCGTCTCTGTAAAAACGAAGTTCCTTTAGTTTGCTAATTTCCTGCTGGGTTAGTTTCCCACCATTAATTTGTTTTGCGGAAAGTGTGTTTTCATAATCAGAAACCGCTTTATTAGCTGCTTCAAAATCTTTTGCAACTCTTTCTCCGGCTCGTTTTGAATCTTCCTCGGCAATCTGCCTTTTAAGTTCAAGAATATCCGCTAACTTGATGCTCTCTATGTCGTACTGGGAGAATATCTTCGGGTATTCCTTGCGTAATTCTGCCAAACTTTGCCCACGTTGCAAATCAGCCAAAGCAATATCACGAGAGCTTTGAATAAGACCCTCTATTTTTTGTTTACGTTCTTTCTCTTGTTTTGCCGACTCTTCTTGTTTCTTGTTGAAACGCTCTTGTGCCTTTTCAGCAATGGATGTATTATCTGCCAATGTCCACATAGCAATCCCAAGAGAAACTATGGCAGTTCCAGCTAATACATAAGGATTCATTGCGAGAACTTTGTTATATGTAGCTTGAGCAACAGTAGCAGCTTTGGTTGCTGCAACCTTTCCCCATATAGCCTTTGTAAATCCTTGCTCAACAATGGAGTTCACCAATAGCCCAGTTCTATAAACACCATATATTGAAACGAGAGCCAATACACTTTGCCCTATAACTTCGTAGTTCTTAACTACAGTATCAGCAACAGATATACTTCCTGAAATCAAATCTTGATTAGCAAGTCCTATCTCAGCCAAAGCAGTAGTTATTGTATCTTCAAAGTTTGACATTTGTCCCTCAATAGTCTTTGCAATAGCTTCCGTAGAGCCTTCAACGCCTTTCATTGAGCCAAATTGTTCAACGGCTTTCATTACAGATTCAACTGTTCGGTCACATTCAACTGTCATATCACGGAACGAAAGCTTAACTTTATTCCCTTCTGTTTGAACACGAACACCGAACTCTTTCCAACGCTCTGGATTATTTATATCAAGTATCGCCTCTGTTAGCTGGTCGAAAGGTTTTGCTACTGTATTGGTAAAATCTCCCATTTTTTTCATGGCATCCATCGAAGGAGTGATACCACGATTGACGAATTTTATAAAATCATCCGTCAGTTCATCAAGTTGGAAGTTTGTTTTTGCGGCAAAGCTATTTATGTCAGATAGATATGCTTTTGCTTTTTCGGAACTACCATTCAGAGCATTAGTTAATACAGATTCATACTTTTGAAACATTCCAGCTGTTGATACTACATTTGAAGCAACTTGTTTCAACATTGCGATTCCACCAATAGCAGCAAGTGTCTTCTTGAATGAGACTCCTACACCTTCATTAACGGTAACAACAGCCTTGCTTTCATCCTTGAACAAAGCGTATTCATCCTTTAGAGCTTTGGTAGATAATCTTGCAAGAGCTTGTTGTGATTGTAATTCACCAAGAGCATACTTTTGTTCTCCTAATGCTGCCTTTGCACGGTTTAATTCATCTGATAAAGATTGTCTTTTAGGGTCGTACTTTCCTAATTTCTTATATTGTTCTGTAAGCATTGAAACATCATTCTGTGTCTCACGTATGATGTCTTTTTGTTTAATGATCTCTTCGGATAAGGAATTGACAGCTTTTTCGCCATCGTATATACCTTTTTTGAATCCCGTTTCCATCTCCGCTCCAGCTTTGGCTGCATTAGTTACCAACTCATCCAACCTTTGATTAGATGCAGCAAGTTGAACATTTAAAGCCTTGAAAGCAGCAGGAGACTGCGTGCCATCCATGCTCATTAACTCCTGCTTTAATTTTGCAATTTCATTACGAAGTCTTACAACTTCTTCCCAGTCACTACCTACCTTAAAATATAATTTCGCCATATCTATTTCTTTTTCCTACGATTAGCCAATTCCTTACCACTGATTCTATTCACTTTTTGACCACCATATACTGCGTGTAATTTATCCCGTTGCATCATCAGCAAATTCCGATAAGGGATAACCTCAAACACTTCTGTATAACTCAGATGAAGCGTGTCAATCAAATGGGCTATCTGCCCGAAGAACGTTGCGTTTCCTACTGTTTCGGTCTTGCTGCCAGCATCGACACGTTCCTCATCGAGCTGACACACTGAAAAGCCGAAATATCCATCATAGAGAAACAGACTTCCAAGGCATCTTTGACTTCTTCAAAAGTGCCGTTCTCCAATTCTTTGACCAAACTATCATTCCCGCAGATGAAGCATGAAATACCTTTCAGCATATCTTCAGTAGCTTTAGGAAGCTCTTTAATAGCCTCCATGATATTATCTCCTCGCAGGGCGATATTGGAAAAATGATGAATGGCACGACAGATAACTTTAATTGTAGGCGGTTTGATGGTATAAACGATTCCACCTATCCCTACATTTTTAAAATCCAGCCCTAATAGGGCATCAGAAACCGTTTTTGCTGCTTGATTATTCATAACATTAAATTAAAAAGGCGGTGAGCAACCACCCACCGCCATCTGAAAACAATCCTTTTACTGAAAAATTATCAACCTTCCGGCACTACAACTTCCGATTCGTCAAACCACTTTTCGGAAGCCAATCCATCTACACCTGTGGAAAGGGGAACGGCCGAAACAGCCAATCCGACAGCCTTATCGGTATTAGAGCCACGGGCATTGATAGCCGCTTTCGGAAACACAACATAAACTCCGTCTTTGGTTTTACCAATCACACATTTATGAATAGGCTTATACTTGCCTCTTTCCCAATTCTTTTCTGTGGCTTTACCACCTTGTAAATCAGCCTTTGTAGCATAATCATACTCACCAATGGTGAAGTTGATTTTCACCTCACCCGGTTCAGACGTTTCCCGGTAGTACTCACCAGTCAAAGCGTTTTTGTAACGAGTTACACTTGCCTCTGCTTCTTCGTATTGATACGTGTCACCATGCACATTCTTGACCCGCTTCGTTGCTGCGTTTTTCAAGATGGTGGCTACTTCTGCGCCTGTTAATCCGGCAGCTGGAGTAGTAACCGTTTTAATCGGTTCTGCATAATACAGTTCGTCAATTTCTACTGCTGTAATCATATCATTTTACATTTAATACATTAAACAAAATTCTCACATTCACATAATGACACTTCAAAGCTGTGTCCGCTTCTGTACCGATAGAATCAATAGAGTAACGATATGTCATACCATCATAGGTGCTTACTACATCATCAAACAGCTTGCCAGCCTTTCTTTCAAGTTCGTTAAGCCGGATTGTGTTCGCTTCATTCTCGCTTAAATTGGGTACACATAGATTCACTTCTGCGAAAGATTTCTTCCAATAAGTTCCCGGCTGTTGTTTCTTCGTGTGGATGACAATCCTTTCGGACTTCAATTCACCCGTCAGCGTTTCTCCTGCTGGTACTATGTCTATTCCGAAAATCTTGCAGTCCCGGTAGAGGATGTTTCCTATGTCGGTGGTTACTATCATCGTTCAAATCTATCTTTCAATCTTTTTTCTGTCCTTATCGCTGCACTTCCTGCAACTTCAAATCCTTTGGATTCCACGAATGAAGCATAATCAGCTTCATTTTTCAACGTTAAACCAGACTTATCAGCTTCATATCTGTTTGATGCTCTCAAATGTCCTGTTCGGTCTGTAAAACTTCCGGTTTTCTTGGCATCTTCAACAAAAGCCTCTCCTTCTTCCTCCATACCTGAAAGAACCTCCGATTCTCCCTCATTGAAGAACTCGTCTATATCCGAAAAATCAAAATCTACTCCAGCCATATCACCCTGTATGGGAAATAGTTTGTTTCCAAAGGGCTTTTAGCAACTCCTTCAGCTCTTATGCTTCCATCGGCATTCAAACAACGAACCTCTGCACCTGCTTCAACCTTTGACGGCTTGTCAAAGACTACCTTGTACTTGAAATCATACAAAGCACCATTGATAGATACTTTCTTTTCCGCGCTCACATCATCACAACGGCATTTGCACACCTCCTGCCAGCTTTCACCACCGGTACCGGGAATAGGTCTTCCGAACTCATCCTTATCCATCGGGGTGATAACCTTAACCTGCAATATGTGGGGAGCGAATATCATAAGAAAGTCACTTTAGGTTTGTTACTCTGTTCGTCTTTCAAACCGTACTGTTTGCACAGCCATGAGTACAATTTCATTAGGCTATCAACATAATTAGACCAAGACACAGAAAATCCGCTTTCGCTGACCGAAGATGGATTTTGTATCATCCACGGAATTTGCTTTGCACAAGCGACCTCTAATCTTGCCCGATTTTCCTCGGCAAAAGGTTCTTCACCATCCAATCCCGTTCTTGAAAGTATATTTTCAACTACAAGATTAGACGGGGTGTTCTTATCAAATACGCTTAATACAAACTCCTTGTTACTCATGGCTGATATCATTCAATATGGTGTAATCAGTTTACTATATGCGGTATAGCTATAATGCGTACAATGTTTAGATTTATAGATGTATCTGAACGGACATTTGGGAACATTAATTCGTACCCCTTGAATAGCCATTCCCTCTTTTATCGAACACATCATAGCCGGGTTATTTGCAACCAAAAACATGGGATGCGTCATGGTCAGTACAACACAATCAGCCGGAGCCGTTTCCAAAGTGATAAACTGAATATCCGGCAGACCAACATCAACCGATGGATTCACGTATTCACACTTAGGAGATTCCACACTTGATGCCTGCACGCTCAACGAAACCAAAGACATCATTAAAAAGCCACACATGGCAAAAATAAAATTCTTCATTTCTTTTCTGATTTATAAAATTAGACAATGGAAGGGTAGAAGCACTACCCTATCCTTTTACTCGATACCTAATGCTTCTTTCAGTTTGGCTGTTGATTCTTCATCCAGTTCTGCAACCTTAGCCAAAAGAGTTTCCTCTTTCATATTGCCGGAAGCTTGCGCACCGATAGACTTCAAAGCATCAATCAAAGCCTTCTTCTCAAACTCCTTTTCAAAGAGGGAGATTTTCACCTCCTTCTTTTCTTCAGGGGCTTTCACTTCGGTATTTTTTTTTGCCTCAATCCGTTCAGCAAGTCTGCGGCTTTCCATATCCAGCACACGGGCTTCCTCACCGACTTCAATCACTTCACCGGGAGTATAATACTTTCCGGTGAACTTGTCGCGGAAAACTGATATAACCTTTACTTTCATATCCTACCTCCTTATGCTGATTGGATGGATGCAATTTCGCTCAAATCGAAATTAGTAATCAAATCCGGATTGGAAATCTGCGGAATCCACTCTGCCGTATATTCCATGTAGCGACCATTTTTGTCACGGTAGTTGGAGATAAGCATCTGTCCCTCTGACGGGATATAAGTACGTCCTTGTACCGGGTCTGTCGCTTCATACGGGGTATGATGGCGCATATAACCAATGTTGTCAGAAGGCAACAGAGCAATACGGTTATCCGCGTAAATCTGCACATTCTTTCCCGTCTGGTCTTTCACGTAGTCCTCCTTGATTTCGATGCGAGGCAGACCGATGCCGGTGAACACTTCGGAAGCCAAAGAAGAGGAAACCAATCCCGTACTCAACTTCATTTCGTTGCTGCCGAGAATCATCTTGTACTGCTCACCAAATTCAGATGAACCAAGAATAAGCTTGTTGAAAGATGCACGAGTCATAACCATCTTGGCATAAACGCCATAGTCCGGTGCCAAGGAATGAAGTTTCTCTCTCAAATAAGAGATAAACATATTCTTTCCGTCCACAACCACATCTCCACTTTTCGGCTTGATAAAATTGAACGGAAGGGTAATCTCCAGCAGTTTATTATTGGTCTGACCGGAAGTGATTGCAGCGTCTTTGTTGTAAACGGTGGCTTCACCAAGCATCAACAGCGCACCGACAATAATATCCATACGCTTGTGGGCAGCAAGGGTAATCTGACGGTAGTCGTCTGCCAGGAAGTTTACAATCTCTTCCATTGCAGCCTTTTGGTCGGCTGGCTTAGCTGCATTGAACTTGTCAATCAAATCCTGTAATTCGGAAAGACGGTCAATAGACATCTGATAAGCATCACCCAAATAGGCAATCTCACCATATCCGGAACCGATGTTCCGACGTTCACGGATGGGTTTCTCTCCAAAACGTGAATTGATAGAGCCGGCCATAACTCCGGTTACAGAACCGATATAATCCTTGAACACACGAGTAGTTACTCTGCGGAAAGTAAGATACTGCTGCCAATAGATTGTGTCCTTGCGTGTCTGGTTCACACGTCTGATGATAGCGGAAACAATGTTCGCATCATCGAATAATGTTTGAATCGTTAAAAACATATCCTACCTCCTTACTCGTTAAATTCAAACCATCCCTTCATGTTGGCTTTATCGTTCTCGGAGAACGGCATAATCAATTTTGAGGGTTCAATTTCTGCGGCTGTACGAAGCAATGAAACCAATGTGATTCCGTCCTCAACCTTTGTACGGTTAAACAAAGCCGAATTAGCTACATGCTTTTGTTTTAAACCATCAACTGCAACCGCATTGAATAATACGGCATCTTTGGCGATATTCTCACCAAAAGCAGCCTTAATAGTCAATACATCGTAGTTGGCATTAGACTTATCAATTGCCGTTACTTCTGCACCTTTCTTACCACTTCCGACAAACATACCCACATAAGCCAAAGAGTTCTTAGCTACTTTGATAGACAAAGCCTCTCCACCAGTGGTATAGGTTTCCGCAACTCTCACATTGATTACCGCATAAGCGAACTTGTTTTTCAAGTCCGCACAAATCGGTGTAAATCCGGGAAGAAAACTTCCCACTACCAGGTTCTGCGTATCAAGTTTGAACGGACCACGTCTACGAATGCCGGTCTGGACATCGTAGCGTTCCTCTTGCTCAACGGGCGGAACCAAGTCATACTTAAATCCTGCTGACATAATTAATTCTTGTTTTGTTCAACAATAGTTTTCGTTCCCTCATCAATCATCTTGGCGATAGATTCAGATTCTTTCTCAATCTTCTCTTCCGCTGATTCGGGAGGGGTTACGCCTTTGAAGCCGTCATTTGCGAACTCCTGCTTCAAGTCCTTGAAGTATGCGTCCAAGTCCTCATCGTCCTTAATGGCGCATCGTTTGGCGTAGTTTTCGGGAATACCATACTCTTTTGCCTTTGCCAAAATCTGCTGGCTACGTGTTGCTTGAGCCTTTTCCGTTTCAAACTGTGTTAGCTTATCAGAAAGGTTCTTGTTGGAGTCAATTAAAGCTTGCGCCCATGCAGGCACATCGTCTTTATTCTCTTCCGTTTTGGTGGTTGTGGTAGTCTCGATTGGCTTACCGTCTTTAAGGTTATGTTTCTTCTCGTAGTTGGAAACTGCGGTCTTGGAAGCATCCCCGGCACGGAAATCACCATAGGAATTTAGCACGTCCGAGAAGCTGATACCCTCAACAATGGAGTTTACCTTTGTCTCGTCCGTTACACCCTCTGCCTTCTTAGTGGCAATTCGGGTTAAGATAGCAGTGTCCACCCCAGTAAACTTCTGTTGCAGCCCTGCCAAGATTTGTTCTAAGATTGTCATACCGTATGAATTTGATTTATAAATTTCTACGGTAAATTTCGGCATTAATAAGCTATGTGAAAAATTATCAGATAGGTGATACACGACAATGAAACGATTGTCGTAAAATGGTATAAAAAAGGCGTGAAACCGAATGGAATCACGCCTAAATAAAGTATTGTAACTTATGCCGGTACAGCCATTAATTCACGCCCTACTGAACGTATTGTTTCTATAATATCTTCAAAACGTTTCTTAGACGGCTTCTTTGTTCCGCTTACATATTGAGCAAACAAACTCTGAGAAATACCTAAACGTCGTGCTATGGCAGCAGCATTCAATTCAGGATGAGCTATAAATAAATCATAAAGAGGATTAGATTTCCTTTCCCGAAAGAATCCCTCAAAACTCAAATCTTCATCAAGCTCTCTCCAATGTATTCCGTCATGGCTCGTTGTGAAATTTGCGCGCTGCGCAGGAGTAGCCCATTTCAGCCTTTGGAAATCTGAAAACTTCTCACATGCCTCCTTCCCGTCAGTGGTACGTATCCATACCTCCGTATCAGTCAACCATACCTTTTCAACTATGATATTTTCCATAACCACTTATTTTGATTTATTAAAAAATTTATTCCAATGCTCTGCTATTACTTCTTGATTTTCTTCTATAACTGATTCTACAAGTTTCAGTTCAGATGACTTCAAGCCATTATTTTTGATTAATGTAACTGGAAATAAAGTGAATTTAGCACTTACATCCCCTTTGATTACATGAACATGTATAGGCTCATGGTCATTAGCGTAAAACATAAAACGAAAACCAAATAAAATAAATATCGTTGGCATACCTTTCTCTATTGATTACCCTACAAATATAGGTAATTATTTAATTACCTACAACTATTCAAGCAAAAAATTAGCGGCAATTCTTTGATGTTGCCGCAAAATATTCTATTTTTCTTGTACTAAAATTATAATCCCTATAATTTTTCTGACTAAGAGGCGTTTTTCTGTCCCTTATTTCCGATTTGCTCATTCTTTGCCGCTTGCTCCTCCTTGATTTCTGCAAGCTCCTCTTCTATGCGACTTATGGTATAGGCTTTTGTCCTGCGCTTGTCAGTTTTTGATTTAATGCAGCTTTCATCTTAGCAGCTTTAGCAGCTTGAACAAAATACAAATCAAAAAGAAGCTCCAAAACGTCCAATAAGAACTCTGCTTCATTAGGTTCTACATCTAATATTTCACCAGAAGCTTGGTCTTCCATTCCATGAGCAGCAATATTCCCAAAACCACGTATTATTTCCAAGTTGTCGCTTATGTATGATGGGAGTTTATTAGTTGCTATTAGCTTATCAATCTCCGTTTTGAGATTTCGTTCTTTAATACCTTCTTTCAGACGGATTATATTCTGTAAGCATCTACGACTTAAGGCTGCACTTGCTTTGGGGCTAAATGGAAGTACCAAACAGGCTTCATTATAATCTTCAGCAAACTTAGATTCAACTTCAGGAGCAGCAGGCATTCTACCGCTTCCTACAGGGAATAGTTGTTTAAAATTGCAGGAATGTTGTTCTTTTATAGATATTGTACCGTCATGGTATTGATTAGCATTGTTTGCCTGTCCCAAAAGTACAATAGGCTTATCACATTCACTATTTGGACATCTCATATAGAATAGACTATAAAAAATATTTCCATATTTTCCTATGTATTTTTCTGAGAAATCTACATTTACTTCTACCTGACAATGTGGACATTTCATATCTTTAATATTTAATTTGTTACAATTTTCCAACTAAATTCTTCACATCCTCCGCAGACTTCACCTCATGTACGGTATCACCTACTTTTACGAAGCCTACTATATCTCCGGTGTTTGACTTCTCAAATAGTTCAGTTACTGAGACACCCAAAGCATCGGCGATTTTTTCCAATGTACCAATAGTGGGGTTGCCATTAATTGCTTTTGATAGCCCAACTCGTGACAAGCCTATTTTTTCAGCTAGTTCAGTTTGATTGATTCCTGCCTCTTTACATAGTTCTAAAATCCTAAATCTCATATATGTATATATTTAGTTTACTCTCATTATTTATGGCAAAGTTACTCAAAGTTTTCATATTAGCTAAATAAGACAACTAAAAGTATTCTTTTTATAGTTTATTAACTATATCTATTTTGCTAATTGAATACTTATAGTTTGCTTTGTAACATCAAAATGATAACTAAAAGTATAATTTAAAACATATAAGAGTATGAGCACAAAATTTAGAAGTCAGATGAAAGAAGTAATGCAAATGGCATGGTCTTTTGTTCGCAAGAACGGTCATTCAATGAGTGAAGCGTTAAAATGCGCATGGGCTAATTTTAAGCTGAAAGCAGCTTTGAAAGTGAAGATAGTAGAGTTTTACTTCAAAAAGACTGACGGCACGTTACGTCAAGCCTTTGGCACTCTCAAAGAGAATCTTATCGGTGAGATAAAGGGTACTGGCAGAAAGCCGAATGACAATCTGCAAGTGTACTGGGACACTGAAAAAGAAGAGTATAGATGTTTCAAGAAGTGCAACCTTATAAAGATAGCTTGATTATGAGAAAAGACCCCTATGGCAACTATATAACCTGCTTAACAGGTAAGCAGTTCTGCCAATTAAGAAGTATATCTGAAAAGGTGCAACCATATCTACCATTTACAGAAGTGGCATTTCTTGAGCTGATAAAAATAGCTTCTGCAATAATATTTAATAAAGGGTTTAACAACTCTCATTTATCGGTACGAAACGGATTGGTGCGTTTTAAAAACAAGTTCTACATGAATGGCTTAAAGATAAATACACATTGTTTGACAGATGAACAATACAAATATTTATGGCAATTTGATACGCCACGTATGGACGCTTTCATGACAAAGTATAAACCAATAGAACGTGATGTTTTTGTAATGACATTCAGAGCTTGTAAACGCTATATGATTACAGGCATGACTAAAGAATCAGAAGATACGCTAATTGAAAGGCTTATTTCAATATCAAATCTTATGAGATAACACGATTATCCAAAGGCAGTCTTTGCACGACTTTAAAGGCTGCCTTTATTATTCACTCTTAAATGAAATAAGTATGGACGAAATTTGGAAAGACATTGAAGGGTACGAAGACGATTATCAAGTATCAAATTTAGGTAGGGTAAAATCCTTGCCAAAGAAATGCTGGAACGGTAAAGGATATTGGTTTAGAGATGGACGCATTTTAATACCCATAAAAAGCAAAAAGGGGTATTTGAATGTATGGTGCAGAAAGCGCATATTTAAAGTTCATCGCTTGGTCGCAAATGCTTTTATACCTAATCCGCAAAACCTACCACAAGTAAACCACATAGACGGTGATAAAACCAATAATTGCGTTACTAATCTTGAATGGGTTACTGATGGTGAAAACTTACTACACGCATATAGGGTTCTTGGTAGAAAGCAAAAGACTGGCAAAAACCACCATAATTCACGAGCTGTTCTACAATTAAAAGACGGCAAAATTATAAATTCATTTGATAGTTTGAATGAAGCGGCACGCACAACTGGTGCGCACCATTCGGGCATTTCAATGTGTTGTAATGGGAAAATAAAGAAGCACAAGGGCTATCAATGGAGCTACAAAGAGGAGTGATTTCACTCCCCTTTCTTTATGGCTTGTTTCTGCATTTCAGCTTTTCTCTTTTCTTCTCGTTCTTCTTTTATTTCTGAAATTTCTTCTTCGATGCGGTCAATATTTCCAGCAAACATTACCCCATGTCGTTGCGACCATACACCACCTGACACAGCTTTTACAGCTACATTAACTTTATCTTCTAAATTGTCAAGGCGATACGGAACAACTTCTGTACTAATATCTATCGTTTCAGATGCTTTGTTAAATTCAGATGGATTTATAGAACCTAAAGCAGAGACTATGAAGTTCACACGCCTTTGCAAGAACTCACCTATCACCTCGGCATGATTTTGAACTTGCAAATGTGTCGAAAGAAACACGTAATCGAAAGCCACTCCCGACAAAGCATTTCCAGCACCACTCAACTTTTCAAAACTGATTTGTGGTGTATTCGTCATAGAATATGCTTTCTCAAAGAGGGTTTCTACCTCAAATTTTACGGTATCATTTGCTTGGTTCCACGTCAGATACTGGGCATCCGCACCTTCACCTGTAAGTTTGACCATTCTATCCTTAACCTTACCCATGAAACCCTCCACGTCACCGATAAGTTTCAATAAAGGGAAGAAATGATAATCGATGCAATCTGCATAATTGGATAATAATTTCTCCAACCGAACCCGAAAAGTCTTTATCTTTTTGCAATAAGGTTCAGGACGGTAGGCATAGAGAACCGGTAATTTGGGGAATCCATGAGTAAAAGGCGTTCTTTCTTCATACCCTTTAGATAAATCCCACTGATAGACCATCTTATCAGTGATAGTCATAAAGCAAGTTATCTCCGAATCATCCATGAGCTTCTTCTTGTACTCACGTGAGAAAGCAATCATTTTACCTTCATCGTTAAAGAACGGATAAAGCTTATCCCCACGGAACGGGGACCATAATACGCTTTTCAGCTTCTTGGTAGGTTTTACCTTGCCTCCGAATGTAGTCTTTACTTTTTTCCAGAACTTCGCCCAAAACGAATCATCATCGGTAACATACCAATATTCTGCCGCTTCTTGTTCGGAGAGCCAGGCACGGACAACCTTCTTGTTCTGATATTTGATTTTGTTGGATTTAAATACAGCCTTTACCGCATCCAGTAGCTTCTTTTCATCATCATCAGTTGGAGTGCAATCCATAGACGGTTCTGTGCCGACCGTGAAAGCAGTTTGAATGTTCACTATATCCTGTTCCAATGGAATGGAGATACGGTTCACTGGTTCTGTTTTATACCTTGCTTCGATTTCATAAGTCTTACCAGTTTTTTCATCGAAGTGCTTCTCAGCTTCTTTTTCAAGAACCTTTCTGTCCGGATACTTCTTTTTGTCAACCATAATTTCATGGCGTTCCGGATTCCAATCGTCCCAAAGTTTACAACAGTCGGGAAGTTCAGTCTTCCTACCTTTCTTCAGGTAGTTTATCTTCTGCCCGATATCGGGCAATGCTAATATTTCTTCTAAATTCAATGGCATAGCTTATATTTTTAGTGTGTGAATATTCCAGTTAAATCTTTCGGCTTCAAAATGCGTCCAAGCAAACAACCCAATACATAATATCTAATGGCATCCATCAAATGATTATATTCATCTACTGGCTCATTGATGTAGTTTCCATCCTTATCTTTATCCCAAACATATTTCCGAAGTTCAGTAATAATATTGTAAGAGCGTTCTGTTACAAAGAACTCCATGTCTTTAATCTTATCAATACCCGCTTTGATGGAGCCGGGAAACTTATCTACCGGATAGATATTCACGCCTCTGTTCTTTATCTCTTGAATCAATCGAGGGTCTTGCGAATCGGCAAAAACTTTCATAGAGAAAGGCTTTAACCTATTGGCAATAGCCGACGAAAGCATATCCGTTTCATAGAAAAGTTCATCAACATACAAACGGTTATCAATAATGCCACATCTTACAGCAGCGGAAGGATCATTAGTAAAGCCGAAGTCCTGCCCTATTCCTACCTTTTTGCATTCCTGCGGGAACTCTTTCACAATTCCCCACTTCTTGAACACAGCACCTTCTGCAACGTCAGCCCACCGGCCGATAACCACATGACCATACTTTTCAGGATTACTCACCTTTATATCCTCTACCTCTTTTAGAAACTCCGGTGAAAGATTCTCCAAATTATCAAAGTAAGTCGTATGAATGTGGAGCACATTCGGATGAGTGGAAATCTGAACCTGCACACCATCAATCTCTACCAGCTTGTGAGTTTTCTCAATGTATTTCTTGTAGATGAAGTGATTGGAATCGCAAGGATTCATAATGATGATAATCCGGTTCTGAATCCCTTTCTTACGGATGGAGAGCATTATCTTGTCGAACTCATCTTCGCTTGTCCACTCTTCCGCTTCATCGCAGACGAAAGTCGTAATGCCTTGAATGGATTTCAGTTTTGCTGTCTGGTTCCCGGAAGAAGTCTTGATACCCCGGAACATGATACGGCTCTTAGTCATCTTATTGACTATGTCCGTCTTTGTGGTCTTGAAATATTTCGTGGTACCGTCCAAATCTATCTTCTCCATCATTTCGGGGATGATAGACATACCGGCAGAAACCATCGTGTAACGGGTGTAAAGAATCTGATGAACTATCTTCTCTACGGGAGTCATTTCAAAAGTCAACCGCTCAATAAAGGTAGAAGCATTGAAAGACTTTCCGCTACCACGCCCACCGGTGATAAGAATTATAAATTTTTCCTTATCCTCGTATAATGGATGGTAAATTTCTTGAGGTACTATCATTTCAGCTTGTCTTTAATCCAAGAATCAATGTTGATGCCGTGCTCTATGTCTGTTGGAATATCAGCATCTTCATCAATTCTTGGAGCTGGTTTATTCCATTGTTCAGGCTTGCGATTTTTAAGCCAAAAGATACTAGCCGTTGTGTCAGGAGGAATCTCTTGTTCTAATTCCACAATTTCTATCCTTTCATTTTCACACCGCCTACCATTTTCATCGTAATAAACATCTTTCACCTTGATAGCCTGCTGGACTTTTACTTTCATTCCGGTAGCTTTCGTGTAAAGAGTGTTTTCTACTTTCAACTCAAGAGGCGCACGCCCGTTTTTTAATGCTTTGGATAATTCGGGGATTTTACCTTTCAATTCAGAGAAATACGTTTCATTGTAGCCGATGTTTGCAGCAATTTGCTTATCGTCTAATCCATCTCTCGCCCATCCTTCTATACGAATGAGATTATGGGGGTCTTTAAAGTCAAACTTCGGCTTTGCCATATTAATCTACTCTCTCTACCATATCCGATAAAACTTCACCTTTGATATACTTTTCTTGCGGTCTAAATCCGAACCGTTGCAAAAACACTTCTTTATTACTTTGGTTACTGAAAGTAAGAACTACGAATGTATCTACTGATTCTTCATTCTTTGTTTGAGAATGGTTCATTACAGCTTTTCGCATCTCACGTTTATTGTCGTAAATTTCGTTATTCAACTTCATAACCTCCTTATCTGCTTCGCTTGGTTCTTCTATTGAGGGTAAATCTACTTCAACCCCTAAAATACCAACATCGTTAATATCAAGACCCGCGCACTCGAAATCTATATCACTCAACATTGAAGCCAAAATATCTGTATCAAATTCACCCTGAACTTTTGTATTGTTGAAAAATATATTTTGTTCCTTTTCTTCTTTCTCGGACAAATCTATCATAGCAACTGTCAGGTTATAGTCCTTTTTCCTTTCAAGCGAATCAAGGATAGATATACGCTGATGCCCTGACACTATATTCATCGTGTTTTTATTCACCACAATAGTATCAAGAAGTCCCACTCGTTTTATATTATCTTTCAACTTCTTCTTGGCTGAATCTGATATTTTTCGAGGGTTATATTCTGCATTTTTAATTTGCCCACGATTAATAGTAGCAGTTTCAAATTTCTGATATTTACTAACTTCCTCCATACTTGGCTTCTATTAAATTAAATTCTTTGATAATCTTCTTGTAATCCTTCGGATAATGTTCTTTAATGTACAATATTGTTTCAGGGCGGAAATTAATACCCGAACTACCTCTTTTACTCCCCAGCTTCAGCGGTTCCGGTAGTTTATGCAACTTGATATACGAAAGACAATCTTTATTAGTCCAGTTCACGATAGGATAATACTTTTCATAATCAAAATGAATATCTGACTTGGCGGCTTTGTTAAACATGCCTCTACGGACGAAAGAATCAGATATCTTCATTCCATATACGACAACTTCAGTTTGATACTTAATTTTTAGATAGTCTTCAATATCACGTAGCTTCAACCTTTTTAGCCCATCGAGATGCTTCGCACTTAATAAACCTTGCATTTTGAAGTTGTATAAATCAGTATGAGGCAACTGAACTACCTCGACATTTCCATAAGAGCGTGCCCAATTAAAGAAAGGTTCTACTATATCCAGCCCTTTCACATGGTACAAAAAGCAACATACAACCTTTTTAAACTGACTTTGAAGCAAATGCAACAAGACAATGCTATCTTTGCCAGTCGCAGAAAAAAACAATATCGCCGTATCACTTTTCTGTGATGCGTGCAATATTGTTTCTTTCGTTTTCTGCATAATCAAGGCGTTCATTAATCACCTCCAAATGCAACAACAAGGTCAGAACGCTTTTGCGCCCTTGTTCCAAACCCTGATTGATGACCTACTGCCGCTTTACCGGCATTTACCCTACGCCCACGGTTACTAATACCTGTGGTACGATTGATTCTTCTTTTAATTTCTCCGACTCAGCCTATTTTTCACCTTTAAATATTTCTACTATATTGCCTAACTCAAACACTATATGCGCTATGGCGTATTCTTTACCTTTTTCTGTTCCAGTGATAAAATCACCGTTTTCATCAAATAGAAACTCCACACGAGCATCTTTTACTTCAACGATAAGATATGGGCGTTTACCTTTATATTCGCCTGTAACCAGTTTAAGCTTATCATACGATTTAGCTTTAACCATTACTTCTGAATCACCATCTGGAATATCTTCTTCTCTCTCATATTCTTTACCATCAACGATAAAAGAAACGTAATTTTCAACATTACTTGGCTTTATTTCTCGCCTCTCAAAACCTTTTTTACCAGAAAGAATCTCATCAAAAAACTTTTGCTTAATACTAAGCGTTAAAATGTTCATAATCGTGTCATTTTTTTAATTAATATTCATAGTTGCGGAAACAGGACTCGAACCTGTGACCCCCACCAAGTCAAAGTGGTAAGCTAACCAACTGCTCCATTCCGCGATAGTACCCCAAAGATACTACCACAACCGAAGATAACGAAATATCTTCAATCGTTATACACGACAATCGGCTTATTGTCGTGAACTAAGCCATTTGTCCCGTCTTTCTCTACATGCCTCTAAAGTAGGCGCACAACAAGCAAACAGTTCGCCACTTTCAGTACGGTAGTCGTACTGGTACATTCTCACTCTCTTACCTCGCAACCTGGTGTTGTAGGTAGTGTAATTCTCTTTACCGGGTTGACATACGCTGCAACCGTTTACATTAATTGAGTTCATAATCATTTATATTTAAAGTTTCACATTCAATCTTTCTTCACTTGTATAAGCCACTACAAGCCCAGTTTCATCATGTTTGTACTTTTCACCCCTTTCTATGGTGGTAAAATCGCACATACTACATAACTTACCCAATACCTTGCCCAGTTGTTTCATCAGTGGGGCTTCGGGGCTGATAACTAAAACTAAATCCGCTTTCATAATCGTGTGTATTGTGGTAGCCCGAAGGCTACCGGATTAAACTTCAGTCAATCTGCCATACGTTTCTTTGCCGTGTTATTTTGACGCCTTGCAAACTCTTTGGCTAATTCGTAATCTGCGAAATAATTGATACGATTACCTGTTTCAGTGTGTTACTACCTCATAAACCTTGCAACCACACTCAATTGATTCGCGAACTACATATTTACTCTGCTGGTTCATATTCTTATAGGTTATGCAGGGCTTTCGCCCTGCTGGTTAAACTTATAATATTGTAATCTCTTTATTGCCTATTTCTGTATCTACATTCAGAGCCTCGTACTTTTGAGCCTTGTAGTTATAAACGACTTCACAAGTATTGAAACCTCTACCATCTTCTCTTTGGTCATAAACAGTATTTATATGCTGATACATTTTATTGCCTAACATGAAATTTATTTTACCTGATGTACAGAAGTAGAATGCTACCGCATACTTCAATGTTTTCTTTTCATCAACCTTCTTTGTTGCCATAATCGTATATTTAAGCGTTAATACCAATTGCGTTTCTCATAAAGTCACTTGCTTGTTCTACTGACATACCCAGCTTCTTCTGAATCAAAATGAGCATACAGCTTACTTGTTCTTTTGTGTTAATAGCCTTGTACAAACTCTGACATGATGAACTTCTCTATTGTTCTTTGTTTAATTACTGATGTTGCCATAGTCGATATGTTTTAATTGTTATTACTTCGTTTCTGATGATGCAAATGTATAGTACGAACACGAAACAAACAAATATATATTATGTGCATACACTAAATTTAATGCATTTTATATAGCACATATACTAAATTTACATTAGTTCACATAAAAATATAGCTAAAACAAATAATTATCTCATTTTTATTTCGCATATACACTATATTATATATCTTTGCATCAAAAATTAGACAATTATGGCAAATACAGAATTAAGGATTAAGGAACTGTGTAAAGAGAAAGGTATTACGCAAGCTCAATTGGCTGATAAACTTGGTATACAGCCTGTATCTTTTTCACAGGCTATTGCAAGAAACAAATTTAGTGTTGATAGGCTTGCCGATATAGCAGATGCTTTAGGAGTGGAAATACCCGATTTGTTTAGAAACGATTCAGGCACTATCACCTGCCCTCACTGTGGGGGTAAAATCCATTTTGATGGAGAAAAGAATGTCTCACGTAAATCACGTGAAGATTAATGATAAAACATTGAACGAATTACAGTAACGTATATGAAATCCACATATTTTATAAAGGTAAAGGCATTCTTACAAAGAAATAAAATCTTATTTGATATTTTCAGTTCTATATTATTAAGTTCCATGGCATTGATAGTTTCCATAAATTCATGCCAAATAAGTAAGCAACAATCAATAAATGAAGAACGCCTTAATATACCTCTTATTAAAGTTTCATCTGAACAATTTTCTAATAAAGAAACAAATGATAGCGAAAAAATAACCATCGAAAATGTAGGTGGATATGCCTATAACTATAAGATTCAAAAGAAAGTATTTCTTTCTTGCGAATACAATCCCTTAAATGGTGAAGCTACAAAACAAATATACTTACCGATAGATGATATATTAGATACAAGCAGTCAGACTAACAATTATATAGGACCAATTAAATATTATTACACTATTTCTACAATGAAGTATTTTCATGATTTATACCAAAAAACCATAGAAGTTGAAAAAGGATATTTACACATAAGGTTGCTTAAATACATTATGATTTCCTATAATGATTTTAAAGACCAAACACATAAAGAATTGTTTAGCATAGATGGAGTTTTTCAAGGGTGTAAAATAGAAGAAACTGACGATATTAACAAACTGTTTTCATTACAATATCCTACGTATCGAATATCAAAAATAACATTAGAGCAGATATTTAAGTTATTTAAATTAAAGCCGGAGCACTAAACTCCGGCTCATTAATTGATTAGCCCTTTGAATTTCAACCGATTTACGATTTCGGTATAAAGATACTCTATATCTCCACTAAAATCCCCATAATTCTGATACAGAAACACGACATCAGCACAGTTGTCGGAAATTG